GAAGCAATGATATATGATCCGTTAACAGCATATGTTAATATGCGAATAGCGGCAAAACATAATAGTCGTGAAAATAAAAAACGTAAACGTACATATCGTGCAAATATGCTTCGCAATACAATACTAAAACCTAGACCAAATATATATACGCGTCGCCGAAATCTTGTTAAATATATACTCAAAGATACAAATGTTGCGGATGTACTGAACAATATCTAAGTGACATGTATAAACGATTCAAACGCCTCCTCCATTGTCATAGGTGGATTCCGACGCCATGTATCCAATAAAATCGGATCAAGGTCGCGTTCTTGTTCGTAACACGCTTTACAATATTTCATCATTCTATAAATATTTATATTATGATATACACCCGCAAAATGAATTAAGAAATCACCGCGTTTATAAAGGCGCGTAGAATCACAATTCGCAGAATCATTCGGCCCAAATACGTACGAATTAAATAACCAATGCGACCTACATGTTTCTATCATTGCTGCATCTGCGGGATTCGTTTGAAATAACTTTATCATTGCTGCATTATCCCACCAAATATGATATAGGACATCTGTTTGTTCATAGGCACGTCGTAAAAAATCTTTGACCCACGCGGATCGTCCACGATACAATACATGTCCATTATTATAATGGTTACATGCATCGTATGTCCATAACATATCTTTAGTATGCGGAAGTAATGGAAGTATATGATCTTCTATCCGTAGTGATTGATTCAATATAATAGCATCTGCATCACTCCAAAATATGTAATCATAACTATCAATATATTTATTGATGAAATTAAATTTTGACCATGGAATCGGCCGTGTGCGATCCCATACATCTTCACCGCCGGTTAAAAAATCATAGCCGTGGCGTTCGGCATATGCACGTTTGGACGCTAATCCAGGCTCCATACATTTTGTATAATCTGCACCTACACAAAATGTCAATATAGCAATTTTAGGTTTTTCAATAGCGGCGGCCATAATTTCTAAACTAAAGAACACCGATTAGTTTAGACCTATGCACAACAGGATGGTATGTGGAACAAAAATTGACGACTGCTGTTTTTTATAACTTACATTTGTAACAGTAGACTTTTTACAAATGTCTGTTCTTACTAGCACTGTAAAATATATTCGGAATGAGGATAATCATTTTGTATGTCCGCACTGCGGTATTGTAGAAAAGCATCAAAATACTATGCTTTACCATATTGAAAGTAAACATGAAATGAAATTCAGGTTTGAATGTACGCAGTGTCCAGGACCCGATACGCCAAAATTTCTACAGAAATGTACATATCTTCGGCATCTAGCGGCGATCCATCCTACAAATCCGCACCCTAGTGAAACTGAAAAAAATATGTATGCAGATATTTGCTTCAAATGTCCAGATCCTGAATGTAGCCATTCAACACAAACAAAAGCGAATATGCGTATTCATTTTGCACGTAGTCATGCAAAACACTGGATTCCATCCTATGTGAAAAATAAAGGATGTACTGGATGTAGTAAAGTATTTGCTTCATCAAGTGCATATTTGTATCATGCAACGGAATGTTTCAAGGCCGAGGCACCAAGCGATCAATTGATGATGCTATCGCTGATTAAATAGAATCCATGATATCCTAACGCCGCAAATCCTAGCATCATTAACATCTCAAAATACCGGCGATTCGCATCTTTTTTCAAATACCCCAGTAATAAAAGTAAGGGTGCAACCAATACAATATGAATCCAATTAATCCATGCACTTTGACCGGATATTAATTTTGTATAGGCTTTATACGAATGATACGCTAATACAATTGCACCAATTAATCCAAGTGTATAAAATACATATTCATGTACTTGATCGCGATTCATACCTACATAAATAAAAATAGGTGCGATCAGCAATGTATGTAGTAAATTAATAGAACGCATTTTATTTTTGTATTAGAAAAAAGTTTTCAGTAATGTTTCAGCAGTTTCTAATGCGCCTTCAATCCATGCTTGATTACCAGGGCTTATTGATTCGCCAACAATATAGAGATTCGGTTTTGGATTCATAGCCTTCATAGATGCTTCATATACATCATACAATCCAGGTAACCAATATGTACATCCACCACCCCAATAATGTTTTTGTATATACGTTGGATTCGGAATATCAAGATCGGGCCAAAGTGTATGTACTTCTTTCATAATTGCATTTTCTAATTTTGTATCTTCCAAAACGTTCCAAAACGTCGTATCGTGTCCATCGGTATACGATATCATAATTAATCCTGATTTTGGATCTATTGGAATAATATAACGTAATGGACTCGGTACAACTGTTTTTGGAATAGATGTAAACCATATTGTTCCATCGCGCGATACAGGAAATTTTGCATAAATACGTAAAAGAGGTGATGTTGCTAATTGTTTCAATAGTGGCGCGGTTTTCAATATAGAAAACGACCCTAAACTACAACGGCATGTTGCAATAATAACGGTATTTGCGTACAATGTGAATGGTTTTTCAGTTGCTTTTTTTCCATACATACCCTGGATTTCAAACAATGCGTTTGGCAGTTGCGTAATATCGTCAACGCGGTAGCGGGAGCGTAGATCTACACCGGCGGCGTTTGCTTCCGTCGCGATTCGGGATGTAATTGTATCTAGGCCTTCTACAACCCCAAAAAATGCATCATCCTCTATTGCACTCATAGGACCGGTCAGAAATGATTCAATTGCAATATCGGCACGTTGTACTCTGATTTCAGCATCATACGGATATTGCTGAAAGATTGTATGAAATTCTGAGGGTACTAGGTCTGCAATTGTATGTTTCGCAGTATGTTCAGGGTGTTTTGCAAATTCAGTAAGAATTGGTCTTGCTAAATCCAAAAATGTATTTGGTTTATCTATGTAATTATATTGTATGAAGGCCGTATTTTTTAATCAATGCCTTCACACGTTCATGGTGGCGAAAAATACGACCGGCACCAATTTCGTATTGGCCGATTTTAGGATCACGAAATGTAGCAACACGACCGCCAAACGTGGGGTAATATTCAAGTAGTGTTATAGAACGTCCACGACGTGCAAGTTCAGCTGCTACAGTTAGACCGGCTATTCCGCCGCCAATAATTACAATATCATGCGCTCGGGTAGCCATTTACTACGTTTTCCTATTTTTTATTCCAAGATTATTCGTTAATATTCGTATTGGAAACGGAACTAAATCAACGGCTTGAATTTCCCAATGCTCATTTCTTGGAATTGATACAAACCTTACGGAATCGCTTGTATCAATCAATTTTTGGGGTAGGCAAGGACTAATCACTGAAGGATACACTTACCCCGTCAAATGTGATTGGATCGCCGCAATAAATAGAACCGTCATAGGATATTCCGACGCGTATTAATGCGCCTATTTTTGTATAGAAACGGCGATTCATTTGTACATAGGTGTACATATATCCAGCATTACTACCGATTGGCGGTACATAGACTGCAGAACATGCACCTATATCGTATACAGAGTCGTCAAATTGTGTTTCATCAATTTGTTTGAAGCAATTGAGCCAGGCGGATTCTACTGTTTCTATACTTCCAACATCATAATTACCGATCACTTTTGCATGAATATGTACACGCATACTAGATAGTAAATACGGCTGTACAGGGCAGTTTGGAAAGAAATTATTAGTACGTGATTCCGTAATTGTACTTATGTAGCTTGGATTATGTATTGCAATCATCATATATTGAAGCGGTGTTGGTTGTGTAAAGGCCGGTTGCTCAATAAAAAACGACGCAAAACGATTTCCTTTATTTTCATCATAATACATATCGTATGTAAAATCTGGATATGTATAGGATGGGATTCCAAGTGAATCGCCCGTGTATAATGAAAAATTATAACCTGCTGCATGAATATAATGTCCAGCTGTGTATAGTAGTTCACGACTATACGGATCTGTATACGATGTTAATAGAGATGATGTATGATTATACAGAACTGATGACGAAACAGCGAATTGGTTAGCTGTACTCATAAATACAAATGAGCTTATGGCGACATTGAGACCAGTTCCATAATCTCCAGCGGGGGATATTGCATCATTCATATTTGTAGGTGTACCTGGCGCTTCTAACCGTGGTAATAAAGAAAGAACACGTTGACCATATGTTCCAGTCGTATTACTATAATTTGAAATTGAATTTATTGATACTGTATCTACAAATAATGTTGAAATTGTTGATTCAACTGCATAGGATACGTGTTCAGGATTTGCGGATGTTATATTTCCTACAATTCGTAATGGTAATGCACAAATTGGATCTGTATAGACCCAATTATTTACCTGTACACGAAGCGATGAAAATGTTAATGATGTATCCTGCGGGAACGGTAGTGTTGTAATCTCTGTATTCAAGCCTGTATTATAAATATATGTATTGGATGTAAAACATGTAGTTGATACAATCTGGGTATTTGTTGTAGATACATATATACCTATACATGCAAAATTACTATTTACATAATTATATGCAAAATTGGAACCTACTATATCAAGATGTAATAATGAATTTGGTGTAGGTGTATAAATACCACTAATTTGGATTGGATTTGATCCAGATACTGTATTTGTATATTTTATATCTGTTGTATTGTATGAAAGAGTAGATGTTGTTTCAAATACAAAACGCTGCGTTGAGTAGGTCTGTGAAAGGAGTGGATCGTTATATCCTGTATTTACTAAATTTGTAAATGAAAGAAATATACTTTGACTATTGGGTTCGGCAATATTACTAATTATATTACAACATGTATGTTTTGCTTTATAAAAATAATCTTTGTATCCAAATGTAGTCTGTGTATCGGCAAGTTCTGTTATAATTTGCGCCGATGAAAGTTGCGTTCCTAAGATGAATCCATTATTAAATGACGATAATGCAAATGTATCTACTAAGGATGTTACAAGGCTTGTATTTGTGAAATACGATTTTGTAGTCATAGTACTACGATCCCCAGGAAATGACGGGTCGTTAAATTGTACAAATGTTGATAATTCCGTAACTAAATAGGACGGCGATGAAATAAATGCAACTACGTTATTTACAAGGGTGCCTGTACTCCAGCCGAGACCAGGTGTATACATTGGCGTATTTAATGTTTGGGCTTGTGCAACAAACGGGTTCGTTGCCCGTAAGGGTACAGAACTAATATGAAGTGCCATATTGGATGACGGAAATAATGTGGATACATACGGTCCGGCGCCTTCTACACCCGCTTGAAGTGCAATATTATACGTTTGTACAGATGTACTCCATGTTACACCAGGTAAAAAGGGTAGTGGCATAATTGTTGTAGAAAGTGTTTGTAGCGACGACATATAGATATTTGTTTGTTCATACGTCGCCGTATACGTTGAAAGTGTAGAAGGAATGGATGTGGGTGTAGGAACACCATATTGAAATCCTAAATTACTTGAATGGGCCGTCGCAAGTTCAGCATACGTAAATCGTGTTGTATACGAACTGAAAAATGGACCTGTAAATCCTGCAGTTGCGTCACTATACACAGGGCGTTCAACAATAAGTTCTGCTGCATTTTCGTATTGTTGACCTGCTAGTATTTGTTGCGGTGCATCCGGTGCGCCAGACGATGTATGAATTGCAGATGTTGTCAAAATATTTACAGGACCTTCTGTACGATTTAAGTAAAAAATACGAATTGGAATCGGTGTATCGTGTGGATATGATAACGGCATATTAGGTAAATAAATAGATAACGTTGTATATGTACTTATACCATCCGTATTTTCAATTGCAATAATTGGACCCATAGACGGTAATATCATATTTCCCGACTCACTAATAATTGTAATTCCATGTGCAGCAAGTGTTGCCTTTTTCAGAACTATATTGCCCGTCATATTGTATTCATCACTAAAAAGACGTACATGCACTAATGGTGCACCATCAGGACTTAACCCATCTCGGTATGTTTTATACGGAAAATATGTACAATTCTTTATTTCTAACGTCAAGTAATCGGTTGTTGTAGGATCACCAATTAAAACTCCAATACTTGTGACGTACGGTACAAATTTATCAAATACAGAATACGTATTAAAATTTGTCCATCGTATTCCTGCAAACATTGATGTATTTTCCGTTTCTGCGACCTGTACAGCAGGTGGTTGTAATAAAAAAGCATTAGTAATCCATCCATCTAATTTTGCAATTGCATTTGTAACTGTATCCGGTGTTCCAGATAAAATATCATTAATGGATGCTCCCCCGATATTACATTGTCCAAATTCGGTAGTGTTTGCTTCAAATGGCGCCACAAATGTACTGACAAATCCCATTTTTGCCTCTTCAAATGTAACATCGCCATTTTCAGCGATTAAAAATGATTTTTTGAGTTGTGGATATACTGTATTAGGTTCAAACGTTTCATATGTAACTGCATTTGTAAACCGAATTGTACTAAATGTAGCATCTTCAATACGCCCACGATTTGTTATGGATAACGATGTAGACGGAAGATTCGGAAAATTATCCGGTGTCCATACCTTTGTTGGATCATTAAACGTGATATGTCCAGATGATAACTGGACAATATTTGCTTCGTATGGTACTGCCATGGCGATCCCCTATTATGTCCAAGTGAAAACATATAGCAAACCGACCGAATGCATATTATGGGATGCGGATTTGCTTCTACCGGGAAATATCAATCTAAATCAAGATGAATACAGACAAATTCGCTCCAGGTTCATTTGTGACCGACCCTACATCGGCCGGATTTTCAATACCAGAAATATCGGATTTACTATTGAAAAACTATTTATGGAAGGGAACAACATCAGCGCAACTCCCATACTGGAAAGAACCGGCTGTACCACCACGTATTCATGCAAACCAAATTTTTGGCGATGAAATTCCAAGTACTCCTCCGGTTGATTTTACGCCATTGAACGATACACAAATTAGTACAACCTTTGGTATAAGTATTAGTGAAATTGATGTATTTCGTACAACAATAAATGCATCAAATGTATTTCGTATAGAACAATCGGCGTCATTTCCATACATATATAAAATTTCTAATTTATTGTTACGACCAATTGCCGCAAATCCAGATTTAGCATTTAATGCTATTTCCCCGCAATCCAAGGTGAATATGTTAGCAACCCCTATTCAGTTTAGTTTATATAATGGTGTGTATAAAGGTTCAATATGTAGGACCGATGGTTCGGGAGAACTTAGTAATAACGGTAACGATATAATTAAAGAAACACAATTTTCATATATCTTTGATACAAATATAGGTATTTTTACATGTTATGAAATTGATAATAGTACATGTTATTCTAATAGCGTAAATCGTACACGTCCCCCGGCAGTCACATGTTACGTATACCGCGGAACATTTGGATTTAATTCATTACTAAGTTCGGGTGTTACATCGTTACAAATCAATAGTAATCCTGCAGCGACTGGACCGATTACATTTACAGCAGGTAATAATATCATTTTATCAACACTTACATCCAATAATTTCCTGATTGCAACAGATGGTTCATCAAATAATTGGGAAGATGTTGGCGTAAGTAATGCAATTTATTACGACGCGGGGCCTGTCATTATAGGAACAAATACAATTATTGATCCGTATTATGAACTTGCAGTGAACGGTACAATGTATGGTACAACCGTACAATCACAAACATATATTACAATATCCGATGAACGATTAAAACAAAATATTGCCGTATATACAACACCGACCTCTATTTTACAAATTAGTACAGTCTCATTTCAATATAAAACAGCACCATCCACAACGCAAATTGGTGTACTCGCGCAAGATGTTGAACATTACGCACCAGAATTAGTCAAAACTATAAATGGATATAAATCTATACAATACGATCGTTTAGCCGTGTTGCTTTTACCAATTCTTCGTCAACAACAATCTACGATTGAAGCATTACAAGCGGCTTTACTGAATTAAGTTTTTTTTGGGGATAAAATCTATTTGAAAATTCAATTGGATTTTATTATTTACTATTTATTTCAAAGATTGGATCCATTTTACGACATCATCCGTTTTATTGGATTTGAATGTAGATACAACCGTTTTTGGTTGAAAATATATAAAGGTTGGAAAGCTACGAACACCACAAAATCCACCTGTATAATTATTTATATCATCATCGCATTTATAAATGGGAATATTTACACTAGTAGCGATTGTTTCTAACATTTCAAGATCCAGTGCTTTACACGGTTTACACCAACCTGCAGTAAAGTAAACAATCCATTTTGTTTGCTCAGAGGGATGAAACCATAATGTTTCAAAATCGGCCTGTGTTTCCAACACGTTCATCCGTATTGTTTGCTAATGAAATCATACGTTCCTTTTAGACCTCCTGCAATAAGTAAGGCTGTTAGTGTACCAGCAATAACGGATCCTGGGCCACTTGCCTCTTCTTCTGTATGGCCGCCGCCGCCACCTATTTGACGAATTGTGTTTGTAATTTCCTCTACCTTTTTTACTGATTCTGGATTTATAGTTTCCATTGCGGCTAGTGCAACTGTTACTGGTGGTTTCATAAGTGGTTCAACCACTCCTTTATACACTTCTTTTGCCGAATTTATTGTGGGAAACCAAGATGTTTTCAAAAACGATGGAACCGGCGGACATGTTAACCAATCCCATAGACTAGTTTGATCGTGCGGTGGTTCGTGTCCCATTTCAAATAACGATGCCGGAATTGGTTCATTGAAAAATATACTATACGGTAATGGAGGGCGGATACCACCTTTCATAATATCATCCGTAAAAAAGAATACAAATACAGCATCCCATAGTACCCATAACCAACCAAAAAGGAATAAGAATATATTGAAACAGCTTAGAAGTTTTGCAATTCCTTGCCCCACATATCCCATATAAAATTTATCAATACCTAACCATCCTACAAAAATAGCTAGAAATGCGTATAATAAATATGATTTTTGTGCAGGAAATGGGGCGGTAGTACCAGTACCACCGCCGTGTTGCTCTACTCGGGATCCATCAGTTGGCAGCGGTTCAAATACACCACGTCCTATACCTAATATCCAATCAAATGGTGATGATAAACCTTCCGTTCTAACCTTTTTTCCTTCTGTAAGTACTTGTGCAATATCCCACCAATACCAAAGTCCAAGTGTTGCAAAATTCATAAAAAATTTCTGCGTCCCTGTACCAAAACTTCGTAAATAGAAATGATCTAGACCTATGAATCCAAACAATATAGATAATACTGCAAATATATAAAAGTTCCGATCGGGGCCTTTCCATATATTCACATCACTTATATGATGTATTTTTGGGACTTCCATTCTCCTTGATCTTTATACAGTAAATAAAACGCCGCCTAATCCCGAGGATATCCGCAATACATTATAATTTGTAGCATATACTGTAACACCTGCTGCACGTGTTTGTACAGATTGATTCATTTTTAATTGTAATACAATACTATCAATACGACTTGCATTACATGTTCCCATTGGCTGTTCAGCCTCCGGGGCAAGACTAAATGAATATACATAAATAAAATCGTTAGGAATTGCTGTATGCCGCTGCCACGGTTGTATTAATCGGAAATATTCTGCACTCATTTCTTCAAATCGATCGTATCCATCAAATTGTAATAAACATGTACTGATTAAATCTAAATTTGGAATACCAAATTCATTCAACATTCGGCTACCGTAATTGAACCATTCGTGTGCATTAATCATCCGATCTTGATTGACTACCCATATCATTTCTTTCATTGGATGATTGAATGTAAGTGGAATATTTGCAATTGTTGTTTTTTCGGGAATACTATACCGTTTTTGTTGCTGCGTTTGCTCAATTAGATATTCATGCTTACTACTTACGAAACGTCGGCGTTCGTCTACATCTAAATATATGAAATCACCCCAAAGTATCATATCAGTCAATACCGGTGGACGCGGTGTAAGTGGGCATGGTGGTGGTATATCGTTAAGAACCGCATTTTCAAGTGTATTTCCAAATACTAAATCATTACCATTTTTTAAACGAATATAGATTTTAATTGGCGTTGATTGTAATGCAATTAACGGTAACGCAAGTCCAGGATTTTTACAAAACCAAAATTGTAGCGGAATATACAATTTCAATGGGCCTTTTTGACTTGTATCGTTATATACTTCCTGTGTTCCGGTCATATAATCAACCCCAACCTTTTTTGATCCCGGTGTAGTTAATTGTGTCCACAAATACATAAATTCGCCATATTGACGATCTATTTCTT